GATAATCTGCAAAAGGAACTAGAGATAATCTCTGAAAATAATCAAGTAGATTTAAAAGAATAGCCATTTCCCAATCTCCCAACCTATAATCGCCCATATACAGTGCCATATTGTCCTAAATGTGTCACTGTATTTTATTTTGTTCCACAGTTTTTTCGTATTCACACCTCCTCTTTTGGTTCAAAGTCCTTTTTATCGGACACCTTTCCTGTTACACTACTCTAGGAAGTACTCGATAGATACTCCGAAGTAGTCGTCCTCTTCTTGTTGTGATATACTGTTAGTAAAAACTGAAAGGACGTGATTTTCTTGCTTACAAATGAAGCTAAAACCATTCTTGATTATCTGGAAGAGGATGACTTTGCTGACTTCGATGCAAGTCTTGAGCAAGTAC